GGTGATAGAGATAACTTATAAACTCTTGACCATCAATAGTCAGAGTTTTGTTTGCTGGAGAGTATGAGCGAGACCAGATAATTCCGCCCCACACACAAACTCCGTTACGCAATACATAGAGTGCTGTTTTTCCAGGCATAGTTGTTTCATAAAGATTAAAAGAGGAAGTGGCATCAATCATTGGAATATCTCCAGAGAATGAGCCAGCCTTGCTAAGGGCACGAGAATAGGAAACGCCAGTAAAAGGGATTTCAGCAATTACATTGTTGGTCAGCAAATCAACAGTGTAGTAGCGGTAATCCGCTGGTGTTACTTCATTCGTTGCCATGTCACTTTTTCCTTTTGTTTTGTTGTTTTTAGCCTAGCCAGCCAGACCTGTATTCAACTGTAATTTTTGAAGCCGAAGCAGAGGCTGCTCCATTGTCATAATAAAGAATTGTATTTGCGCCAGGAGAAAGAGTAACCCAGTCGTTATAGACCTCTAGTTTTGTTCGTGCTCCAAAGTATTGACCATTGAGGTAGACAGTTCTGTTGTATGTGTCAATCTCAAGTAAATCAGGACCGTAGACAAGTGAGCCAGAGGCAGAGCCGTAGGTAACGTTTGCTGAACTAACTTCAAAAGTAAATTGAGTAGAAACAGACTCCGAGCCAACAACACTAGCAACTATCTGCACTCCGTCATATGGAGCACCAAGTCCGCTGATAGTTACAGAATCTCCAGCAGTTAGCCCGTGAGCAGCAGTTGTGCCAATTGTAACTAAGTTATCTGTGATTCCTCGGTTGTTGATAGTTTTTGTTGTCAAAGCACGAAGAGTTCCAGTAATAGTAATAAACTCTTCATTTGTTTCGTTTGATATAACTGCTGGGCCAACAACTGGTCCTACAACTGTTATGTATGTACTAACAGGGTAGTCACCATTGTTAGTAATTACAGCAGAGCCTGTGCGAGAAGGGCTTACTGATTTAGCAAGAATTTCTTGTTCAAAGTAGCCATTTTCATTTGCTGCATTCCACTGATACTTTATTGGGTCAGCAGCGCGAAGACCAATGGAAAACTCAGTTCTACCGCGAGCATTGACTGTTTCAATCTTTGGCTCTCCACTGAGTCTAACCCAGCAAGCCTTAGTAGGGCTTTCATCTGTTTTTAACCATCCTCCCGAATAGACAAGGTTTGTAGCAGCAATAAATCGTGCTCTAGCAGCAGCAAGTAGGTTTGGGTTAGGTGTAAGAATTACACCCTCAAGAGTAATATCTCTAGCGTTGTAGCGACCCTTAACATCGTAAGAGCCATCTCCCCAGCCGCGTCTGATATCTGGAACATCTGGTGCAGGGTGTTGCCACCATCCTTCAATGTTTGTAATTACCCAGACAACTCCGAACTCATCAACCCTATTGAAAACAAACTCATTAAGAGAGATGTCTTCCTGCAACTTCATACCTGTTAGGTGCGGTTGCGGTAGCGGAATGAGCGAGCGGTCTACATAATTATTTTCTTCTGCTTGTGTCAATGACATTATGCTGCTCCCCTACGAAGTTGGAAGGCAATTTGACGAGAGACTATTGCTGCTAGTTCTCGTTCATCCATGCCTTCAGATGGGTTTACTGTTATGTTTACAGTTGTTCCTTGTCCAGGAGTAGACAATTCATTAATAATTGCTCTATCTCTAGCAGAAAGCCCTTGAGGATCTAGTGGTTCTATTCTTTCTGGTCTACCTGCTTCTGCCAACCTTGCAATTGTTCCTCCTGGAGTAGGGAATACCGTTCCACCTTCAGCCAGTTCTGGAATTGTTGGAAAACCTACAGATCCTCCGCCAAAAGGACCTACTTTTGGAAGTGTTATTCTTAATCTTCCTAAAGTATTATTCCAAGCACGTATAAGAATATTCAAAGCATTCTTGGCAACAGTTACTGCTCCATCAAATACTTTAGAAAATGCGTCTTTTATACCCGAAACTATCTTTTTTACTCCATCAACAAAACCTGATATTTTGTCCTTAATTGTTAGCAACGCCGTTCCAATTTTTGTTCCTACGGTAACAAAGGCATCAACAATTCCAGCAATAATTTTAATAAGAGTAGCAATAATGTCTGCAAGAAATTTTATAGCCTCTACTAAAATAACTTTAATAATTGGAATTACAAATGTTCCAATTACATCTCCAAGAACTTTCATAAAATCTCCAACTTTTTGAATAGTTGGCTGAACGTCTTCTAATGCCTTTTTTATTACATCAAAAGCGTCTTTTAGTGCTACCCCTACTGCTGATACTAAATCTCCAATTGCTTTACGAAATATTTCACTTTTTTGATAAATAAGAACAAGAACTACAATTACTGCCGCAATTGCTGCAATAATTGCTAGCAGTGGTCCTGTAGCAATTCCAGTAGCCGCAGATACTGCCGTAAACGCATTTTTAACAGCAAGAATTGGTTTTACAAACTGAGCGATAGAACCAACAACTACCTTAACAAAAAATCCAAATACTTTTGCTACCAAACCAAAGGCTGCTAAGAAAGGAAGCACTGCTGCTGATATTCTAAGAATTTCTTGGCCTAAATCACTAGAAAGAAATTCATTTAATTTTCCAAATATAAAACTTAAAGTGTCAAAGAAGATTATTATAGAGCCAGCCTCTGTTACCAATGCTATAAAAGTAGCAAACTGTATTAAGAAATTACCAAAAGAAGGCAGAGAATTAGTTAAATTTTCTCCAACTGTTTGAAATATGTCAGTAACAAGATTAAGTTGGTCAAAGAAAATTCCAAGCGCTGGGTTATCAGCCAAAGTAATAAAGCCACCAACAATATTGCCAAGAAGGCTCAGAAGTTTTGTTCCGTTGACAGCGGCATCAGCAAAGAAGTCTTTTAGAGGACGTCCATCAATTTCAGTTATATTCTTAAATCTTCCAGTAACCTCTTTGAGGTAGTCTAGGAATATCTGCCCGCCACTGCCTGGACCAACGTTGGCAGCAATAATTTTGCCTAGTCCGCCAAAGGTGTTTCCAATAATTTTACCTAAGTCTTTTAAGATGCCTCTAGCAATTTCAAATTTTGCATTGAGTTTTCCAGAGGCTTCATCAGCCTTAAGCGTCTCTGTCCAACCAGCAGTTACAGCGGCAATCCACGCAGAAAACTCCTCTGTAAGAGGGCTAATATTGTCAAGAAGAATTAATAGGTTTTCGTAAAGACTAGTTACAGCACTACCAAAGTTTTCTAATACTATGTCGTTAGATTTCCAAATTCTTTCTAGTCTTTCTAGATTCTCTCCCTCAGTGACTGCCTCGGAGAACTTTACAGCGATTCTTCCAATAACATCGCCAGTTCCTTTAAGAAGGGGGATTAATGCTGGAAATAGTTTAGTTCTAAAGTTTTCTAAAGCAGTCTCCAACTGCGGAAATAAGTTTTCACCTGCTGCTGCTTTTAAGTCTTTAAGGGCTGGTATAAAAGTGTTAACCATATACTCAGCAAATGCTCTTGCCTCTTTTGATAACTCTGCTAGAGCATCGGCGTAGGCATCTGTCGCATCTTTATTATTTTTTATATCATCTACGGCTTCTGCCGCATCGTCTCGTGCCTCAGTGGCACTAAGAATCGAACGTTCATTATCTTTTATAGTTTCGTTATATGCGTTTCTAGCATCTTTTTCTGCCTCTATAGCAGCAATAACATTTTCTTGGCCATCAATAAGCGCTTGTGGACCCTTTTTAGCAAGTTCAGCGTTCTTTGCTTCTGTCTTTTTTAAGTCATTGTTAGCATCGATTGCTTTTCTATAATTCAAATCTGCTTGAGCAAACGCAAGTTCTGCTTCTTTACGAGCACGAGAGTTTGGTGGAAGGTCTGATACACGAGCCAAAGCCTCGCGGGCTTTTTCTAACTCAAGTGCAGCCTTTTGTTCTGCAATAGCAGCATCTTCTGATTCAAAACCAATCTGCTGTAAATCTTCAATTGCCTGTTCACGAGCCTTAGATAATTCTTTTTCAGCATCAGTAATTGTTTTCTTTGCTTTTACTTCTCTAGTTGCAGCATCTTCATAAGCATCTGCTAGCGCCCTTTGTGCTTTAGTAAGTCTATCTTCTGCTTTTTCAAGTGCTTTTGCTCTATCTGCTCCAGCCTTTTTGGCTTTACTTCCAGCCTGAATTGCTTTTCCAACTCCAGAGAATGCTAATTTAAGAGTGATAGCCGCCTGAGCAACCGCAGTAACACTTTGTGCAAGAACATAAAAAGCAGGTGCTGTTGCAGCAGATATAACTGAACCAAGAGAGAGAAAACCTGTTATAAGTACACCAATAATGCCACCAAGAGCAGTTAGCGCAGGGGCAAGAACATATCCTGCTCTAGTTAACTGAGAAAATCGTTCTTTAGCAGCAACGCTTTGTCTGATAAGATTACCAAACATACTTTTGCCGTCGCCACCACGTCTAAATCCTTTTTGAAAAGACCTACCAACATCGTCTCCTGCTTGCTGACCAATGCGGTCAGTTCCCTTAAAAGCATTTTTAATGTCTTTTTCAACGCCAGTAGTGATGGCCCGAACAACTATAAATGCATCACCTACAACTGCCACGTACCATCACCTCCTGACATTCTTAGCCCAAAGGGCCATCTAATACTTTTCCAAATGGTTTTGGAGAGTTTTCATTTATATCTGTAGCGGGAACAAATGGTTTTACTGCTGCCTTCTTCGGGTCAAACGGAGTTACATCGCTGTAATCCATCTGAGTTCCTAAAGGTTCTTCAGAGTAATCATTTGAACTTCCGCCATATGTATAGGCTTTGTCGTAAAACTCTCTATACATAATTTTTCTAATCTTGTTTTTCGCGTCAACTTGTTCTCCACTAACAGCGCTAGTAAAGTCTTCTTCAAATAAAACGTGTACAACGTCTAACATTTCAGAAGAAGATAACTCAGAAATCTGTAGGCCGCTCATTAGTGCTTTCCCGTTGACATAAGGCCAAAGGTCTACTGCCCACTCAAGGAGTCCTCTGGCCCCTGCATAGGGCGGCCTGAGTACTGCTCAACTAACCATGCAGTGAGTTCTCCTAACGTTTCTACAGTTACAATTTTTTCTGGGTCTTCTAGTAAAGCCCTAAATCTGACAAGGCTTTCTTCAATTAATGCTTTTGCAAAAAAACTTTCAATCAACCCTGCGGCAACTGCACCTTCGCTCGCAGACTCAGATTGAGAAGCAGCAACCATGTCCAAAAGAACTTTTCCTTGGAGTGCTGGCTTGCAGTGGAACTCTTCCCCATGGACTTTGAAAGAAAGGGGTTCTGAGACGCTGTTACCAGCACCAAAATCCCTAAATCTCGGATTTGTCATCTTTGTTTATCCTCGTTTCTCGTGTGTCTTTATTTACTATTGACATAGTAAATTACTAACTATTTTACCAACTTTAAGTTGTCAGTAAGATAGCGATTTGCTTTTGTTCCAGGATGCATGACTGCGTGGGCATAGACCACACGGCCCCTGTTAACAAACCTAAGTACCGTTGCCCTGTTGGGAACGATGACATGAGGCTTACTTCCCTCATGGTGAAGTAGTGCATAGTTCAAAGATGAGCCAATTTTTACAAATTGACCTCTAGAGTCACGCAAGTGGCGCATATGAATAGAAGCACGAAGTGCTCCAGTTCTAACTCCAACCTGAGCCCTAGCAGCAGCCTGAACTATTCTTCCCTTTTTTGCTAGATATCTTCCAACATCTCCCGAAGGGTTGTTAAGCATAAAATCTAACTCTGCTCTTCTAATAACTACTGTTGCCATTTTATGGAACCGCCGCTGTAAATGTGAGAACTACAGTTTGAAAACCGCCTTCTGGTGACTGAACTTCTACAGTTGCAATTACCCCTAAGCCATAGCCCCCAGGCTCCCAAGTATCTAACTGAGCAGCACTGTCTAATAGAATCCAAGCATCGTATGCTGAAATCTCAGCGAAAGATTCAATGTTGTCTGCTGATGGTGGTCTTCCATTTTGACCAACAACTGGAACTTCTCTTGAGATAGAAACATTTATTGTCGCACTTCTTGGGTCATTACAACGTCGTGGCTCTGTTGCTTCATCTCCAGGAGAACCTACATACATCTGAACAAAAGAAACAACAACCTGTTCGCAATCGACTGCTGGTTGTCCTAAGGTGTAATACCTTCTGGAAGGCAAAGGCATATTGTAAGAAGCATAAGAAGAAACAACTTGGTCTAAGACTGCTTGCAAAAATACAGCAAGATTTTTAGCATTACTGCTAACAGATGCCTTATTTATAGGTGTTGCCACTTATGTCTCTCTTTCGTCTTTTACGTAAATTCTACAAGGTGTAGATAGGCTCTACTCTTGTTCCAAGTTGGATTGATGCATTTGCTGTAAGAAGATTGATTACCTCATCTACAGCAGGATTTGCCAAACTTGGTCTAGTGCAGTAAATATCGTATACACCTGGTTCTCTTGGTCCCAGCACAGCAAGGATGTCTGAATAGTTAACTGTAATAGTTATCTTTTCAGTTCCACGATTCAACACGGCTGCGCCAGTGAAAGTCTCGGTTTTAGATCCTGTGTAATCAGAGACAGTCATAGAGACTACCCAAGCATTGTCGTTTAGTAAGAAATCTCCACTTACTTCATCTAAGTAAAGTACAACACTTCCACCTGTTGGCAAGACTCTTAGGTCAAATGCTGTTTCTGTATACAAGAAAGGCTTTGGTGTAATGCGACGAGCCTTAGGAACATCTGGACTAAATACACGAGCACGAGCACGGGCTTTATCTGGGTTAGAAGTTTTCAAAAATAAATCAACAGCGTATAGTCCAGTACGCAAGTCATCAATAAAATCTTGATTGTCAAGTACTGTATAAGAAATACCTTGTCTAGAAATAGAAGTAACACGTTGAGGTAGGGCGCAAGTGTCATCGCCTTCATAAAGTTTTACAAGTTCAATAGCCAACATACGAGCAGCGTTTTTACCTGCTGTTGGAGGAGGAGTTCCGTAGGTATATGTAACCTCTACGTTTGACGGAGTCCAAGTTGCTCCAGGTGTTGCTAAAAGAGTTGAGTGCTCTACTAAATAGTATTGAGATGGGTCAATGATATTTCCATCAATATCTCTTACAGTATGAATCTTTACAACTTTACGACCACGAAGGCGAATACGAGTATTTGATGATGTTCCATCACCTAGGTAGTCATCATCTCCATAAAGACCAGAACCGCCAAGACGAAGATTTTGAACATCTCCATCAACAAGAATAGGTGAGTATGTAA